ATGGGGGAGGGTTTGCAACCATAAAGAAGTGGAAAGGTTCTGCTGATTTGCTTATCCTAGTAGAAGATTATGACCAGCCAGGTGTGTATATGGACTGGGCATTATGGAAAGAGATAGCAATGAGGCTGAAAGAACATGAATGAGCAGACACTAGAGTACCTATTTAATACAGCAGGTACTAATTTATCGGTGGTTCCGTTCAAATCATACCTACTAAACATCATGGATCTCCATGAACACGACAAGAAACACCTAACAGAAATGCCAAATTATGCAGAGTTCTTAGACTTTGCCGCTCAAACTGGCTATGGATATACAGTTTTAGATGGTGGTAAACCTGTATTATGCTTTGGTGTAGCACCACAATGGTATGGTGTAGCGGAGTTATGGATGATACCTGATATGTATTTGGTCAGTAAACACAAACTAAAGTTCCATAGAGGTGCTAAAAAGTTCATGGACCTTATAATGGAGGAGTTGAATTTACACAGAATTCATGTTACAGTTTTAGCTAGTAATATTCGAGCAATCAAATGGATTGAAAGTATATCTTTTAAAAGAGAAGGTGTGTTAAAAAAATATACCTTTGACCAAAAAGATATGATAATATATAGCAAGATACGAAAGGACTAGTAATATGGGTATGTTGTTCTCAAAACCAAAATACACTCCTCCACCAGAGTTAGAGGAAAGCAAGAAAGCTGTAGCTGAACGAGAGGCAACAGCAGATGCCGCCGCTAAGAAAGAAACATCCGCACTTGCCGCAAGACGTAGAGCAATGAGAACAGATCCAAGAAGTCTGCTTGGTTCAGGTGGATTGCTTGGTATACAAGATACTGGTCCACAACCAACAGAACAAATTAGAGATCCATTTCAAACAGGGATATTTAGATAATGGGCGGTTCACCAAGAAGAGCTAAACCACAGCCAAGACAGGAAGCGGTAGCTCCTGAAGGCGCAAGAGAAGAAGTAGCCAAAGCAACAGCTCCAGCAAAAACTCTTGATCCACAAAACTTAAGAAAACCAAGAAGCAGAACCAGAGGGGGTCTATCATTAAACTTTATGGAAATAGATGAAGATAATGCTGGCAATGTAAATCTAAGAGGTCAGCTTGGTGGTGTAAGAAACCCATTAGGTGGAGATAGATCATGACACATATTCGCAACCCAAAGTTTAGAAACCTAGACGAATCACAAGTGGAGACAAACTAATGCCAGAAACAAAGAAAAAAAATTTTCAATTATTAATGTTAGATGTTGACCCTAAAACAGGTAGACCAAGAACTCGACCTGTTAGTGAGGTTTTTAGAGAAGATGCTGAATTGTTAGGCGGTGGTGCAAGTACCATTATGAACACTATGGCAAAGTTTGTAGACATTTATGAGTCTGGGTGGAATAAAGTATATGGCACAAGGGTTGGGAAGAAAGTTATAGACGCTGTTGGGAATAAAGTTGGAGAAAAAATGAGGCAGAAAGGATTGGGAATTGTCCCTCCAGCTAGAATCTCTGAAGAAGAAGAACGAGTAAAAGCGTACAGAAAAGAAAAAGAACAACAGTCGAGAGACAATAGAAAATCAGGGTTGATGAACTAATGCCAGGACTTTACGATAATATTAACAAAAGAAAAAAAGCAGGAACTTCTCGCTCAAAGAAAAATTCTACTATTAGTAAGGAAGCCTACGATAATATGAAAAAAGGTTTTCCTAAGAAAAGAAAAAGAAAAGGTTTGATGGATTAATGCCATTTAGTTTTTTTAAAATGACTGCCGCTAATAAGCCTACTGGTTCATACAGTAGACCAAGGACTGGTAGTTCTTATACCTCAACAAAGATTTATAAAACAGATGAAAGAGGTAGGCGTGTAGTTGCAGGGACAAGAGTTGGAAGGTATGACAAAAGACAAGATAGGATAGTATACGATTACAGACCTGCAGTCGAAAGACCAAAGCCTACTATGTCTAACTTCTTAGCTACGTTGTTCAAACCAGCCATAGACAGAAAGATAGCTGGAGCGATTGCTACAGCAACAAAACCTTTGGGTGGTAGAGTAACAGAAGAAGGTGATGTAGTGATGGACATTAGTGATATAGGGAAAGGAACACCTAAAAAACTAACTACAGTAAAACCTACACCAGACTATTACGCTTTAGAACAAGAACGTAAAAGGAAAGTTGCAGAAGAACGTAAAGCAACCAAAAGAAGATTGGGGTTAATAGGGGATGGTAACACTATTGACAATAGAATTAACATTACCACAGCACCAAGTATCCTAGGTGGCTTGGGAGTTGATTTAAATATAACAGATTTGAGGTTCAATCGTGGTCGCTAAAAAATATCAGAATCCATCAGGTGGACTAAACGAAGCAGGTAGAAAATACTTCAACAAGAAAGAAGGTTCTAATCTAAAAGCTCCACAGAAGTCAGGTACAGATGGTAGACGTGTTAGCTTTGCGGCACGATTTGCTGGTACGGATGGACCTATGAAGGATAGTAAGGGTAGACCAACAAGACTTGCATTAGCTCTCAAGGCTTGGGGATTTGGTTCAAAAGAAGCGGCTAGAAACTTTGCACAAAGGAATAAAAAATCATGATGAGACTAGATGCAAGACAAGTAATGGACAGATCTAAGAAAGCCTTTGGCAGAAAAGATCTATGGAGAACAATATACGAGGACTGCTACCGATACGCTTTACCTCAAAGAAACTTATATGACGGATACTATGAAGGTCATGTACCAGGTCAGAATAAAATGAACATGGTATTTGACAGTACAGCTATTCATTCCACTCAAAGGTTCGCTAATCGAATCCAATCAGGCTTGTTCCCTCCCTACAAGAAGTGGTGCAGATTAGAACCTGGGGATGATATTCCACCAGAGAGAAGAGCAGAAGTTCAGCAAGCACTTGATATTTACCTCGACAAGATGTTTACTGTCCTCCGCCAATCAAACTTTGACTTGGCTATTGGAGAATTTTTGCTCGACCTCTGTGTAGGAACAGCGGTTATGTTGATCCAAGAAGGTGATGATGTAAACCCAATTCAGTTTACTTCGATACCACAATACCTTATTGCATTAGAAGAAGGTCCAAGTGGTACAGTGGATAACGTTTATCGTAAGTACAAACTAAGAGTCGAAGCTATCAAGAGAGAGTTCCCTGATGCAGAGATGCCAGAAACTCTATTGAACTTGATGAAAACAAAACCACAAGAGCAAGTAGAATTAACAGAAGCTGTTATTATTGACCCAGAAAGAAAAGACTTCTGCTATCACTTAGTCTATGAGAAAACAGGTGAAGAGTTAATCTACAAGAGAATGAATGAAACACCTTGGGTAGTTTCAAGATATATGAAAGTAGCTGGTGAAGTATTTGGTAGAGGACCATTAACAACTGCTATCCCAGATATTAAAACACTAAACAAAACATTAGAGCTACTTCTAAAGAACGCATCTATCGCTTGTGCTGGAGTATACACAGCGGCAGATGATGGCGTAATCAACCCATCAAATATTAGAATCACACCTGGTTCTATTATCCCAGTAGCTAGAAATGGTGGACCACAAGGAGCTTCATTAGCACCGCTACCACGTTCTGGTGATTTCAATGTATCTCAGATTGTTATTAACGATCTAAGAATGAATATTAAGAAAACATTACTGGATGATACATTACCACCTGACAATATGTCAGCACGTTCTGCAACAGAGATTGTAGAGAGAATGAAAGAGCTAGCACAGAATATGGGTTCTGCATTTGGTAGATTGATTACAGAAACAATGGTTCCTATTGTAACAAGAGTTTTATCTATTATGGATAGAAAAGGATTGATACAGTTACCATTGAAAGTTAATGGATTAGAAGTGAAGGTGGTTCCTATTAGTCCGTTAGCTAAGGCACAGAACTTAGAGGAGATAAATGAAATAATGCAGTTCGTACAGATTGCAGGTTCATTAGGACCTGGTGGTATTGCTGAGATGAAACCTGACCTTATTGCTACATACATTGGTGATAAGCTAGGTATCCCATCTAACCTCAGAACAACACCACAAGAAAAACAAGCCATTATACAGCAGAGTATGCAGATGGCTATGCAAGGTCAGGCTATGGGACCAGAGGGGCAACCAGCTCCACAAGGTCAGCCTCCTATGCAAGAACCAGCTAGTGCAGTAGTTGATGAGGCTAGTGCATGAGCAAATCAGGGTGGGATGGCATAGAGGTTCTTGACGAGAAACCTATGCCTTTAAGAGACGATTCTGTCGAAATTGATAAAGCATTTGCTAGAACGTTTGATACAACAGAAGGCAAAAAGGTTTTAAAATACTTACTTAGCAAAACAATACAACAACCAACGTGGATTCCTGGTGGAGACACGAGCTTTGGTTTTGCAAGAGAAGGACAGAATAGTATTATAAGAGAAATACAAACTAGAATTGAGAGGGCGAAAGCATGATTGACGAAAAAGAAATACAACAACAAGAAGGCTTAATGGCAGATGCGGCACCAATAGTTGAAGAACCAGAGGTAGATCCCAACGAAGTAGAGATACCACATCTAGTAGAAGATCAGCCAGAAGAACCTGTTGGAGAAAAAGAAGTATTAACAAAACCAGAATACCTAGAAGAGAAGTTCTGGGACCCTAGTGAAGGTGTTAAGGTAGAAGATCTAAACAACTCTTATAAAGAACTTCAAAAGCAATTCTCTATGGGCAAACATAAAGCTCCAGCAGAATATGACCTATCAGCATTTGATGGTATTGATGTTGACGAAGATCCATTAGCAAAAGAGTTTGTTGATTGGGCAAATGAAAACAAACCAACACAAGAAGCATTTGATAAATTAGTTGGTAAGTTTAGAGAGTTGGCTGATATACAAGAAGAAGCAAGTTCTATTAACATAGAACAGGAAACTTCTAAATTAGGACCTAATGCTCCACAGATTATTAATGGTATTAGACAATGGGGACAAGGTTTAGTTTCTAAAGGTGTATGGTCTCAAGATGATTTTGAAGAGTTCAAAGTCTTTGCGGCTACAGCTAGCGGCATTAATGCTCTAAATAAAATCAGAAGATTCTATGGTGAGCAACAAATACCAACAGCAACTGTAGAGATGGATGGTATGCCAAGCAGAGATGAGCTATATGAAATGGTTTCTGATCCTAAATACAAATCTGATCCTAACTTTAGGAGACAGGTAGAACAACATTTTGCTAGAGCTTTTCCTGGTGTAGCAACCTCGACTGGCGATATTTAAGGAAAGCAAGTGGCAGACAGAAGAACTGGTTTGATGGAGGACAACCTAGAGAATCTAATTCTCAGGAACTCCAATGTTAAATGGGTAGACAGGTTTTTAAATCCGCAGAACTACCCAAAGCCAGAGTCTAAAGATGGTGTTATGGAAACACATAGAATGTCTGTTGATGGAAATGGTCCTTACTATGTTTACCCACAGGTAACAGTCCAAGGGGATGGTTATGTTAAACAATCCCTAGAAGATGCAATTAGTAGCAAAGATTACATTATGGTAGACGATAAGGATACTGCCATAGCATTATCTAAGAATTACAAAAGTCTTATGATTGGCAAAAGATTTAGAGATTTATACGATCTGAAATAGTTCTTGTATTTATCCTAAAAATATCTTATCCTATTAGCGAGATAACGAATGTCCTATTCGCCTCTGGCTGGTGTGGAAGTACATCATTTTTTAGCCGAGAATTATCCTCGATAACTA